GCGGCGTACAAGGCGGCGTGTGGTGACGCCTACGCGGCGATCGAGAATGGTGCGGCGAAACGTCCGGACCGTTCGACGTTGGATTCGCCTCACGATCAGTTGGCGTCGGCCGGTGAGGTTGCCGCCGAGCGCCGTATCGGTGAGTCGTTCGTGTGGTGTCGCAAGTCGGCGACGGTGCCGTTGTCGCCGTTGATCGCTTGGACTATCGGGCGGTCGTTGCTGTCCGCGAAGCCGGCGCCGGAGTTCTTCTACTACTAGCACCCGTGGAGGTGGACATGTCGAAGCATCGTGTCACCTCGGTTGCGGAGGTTGTTGGTGGTGTTGCTGTGGTGGTTGGTGTCGGGATGGTGTCGCTTGCTGCCGGTCTGGTGGTTGGCGGTCTGGTGGCGTGGTTGTTCGCGTGGCGGGTGGGTGAATGAGCATTCTCTTTCGACGTGTCCCGCAGCTCGAGGAACGGGCGAAGCTGCCTGATTATGTGACGGCCGCGCTTCGTAACGCTGACCTGTCGCCGGGCGGCCATATCGACGCCGATTCTGCGATGCGTCATGACGCTGTGTGGGCGTGTCGGACTCGCATCGCACAGGACGTGTCGATGATGCCTGTTGACGTGGTTCGCTATGTCGGCGGTTCCCGTCAGGAGGTCCCCGACCCGCAGATCATTGCCGCCCCGTCGGTCGTGTGTGATGCGATGGATTGGCGCTATCAGGTCGTCGATTCGTGGCTTGCGCATGGCAACGCGTGGGGGCTGGTGACTGCGACGTCGGGAGACATGCGCTATCCGACTCGCATTGAGCTGGTGCCGCATTCTGCGGTGCGGGCCGAGGTTCGTGGCGGCGAGATGTATCTGTACGTCGACAACGTGTTGCAGCAGTTGTGGCCGGTTGGGAACTTGTGGCACAAGCCCGCGTATACGGTCGCCGGTCAGTTCTTGGGGTTGTCGCCGATCTCGTTTCATGCGATGTCGATCAGTAACGGTCTGGCTGCTGAGCGGTTCTCGTCGGACTTCTTCAGTGGCGGCGGCCATCCGACGGCGATTCTTGGTGTTGATGGCAACCCGACGGAGGAGCAGGCGAAGGGGTTGAAGGAGCGTCTGGTGGCGATCACCAGGGGTTCTCGTGAGCCGTTGGTGATCCCGAAGCAGCACACGTATACCCAGTTGCAGATCAGTCCGACCGATTCGCAGTTCATCGATGTGATGCGTTATTCGGTGGAGCAGGTGTGCCGGATCTACGGCGAGGACCCTGCCGATTATGGCTCGTCTGGCGGCGGGTCTGGTGTGACGTATTCGAATCGTTCGGATTCGGATTTGGCGAAGTTCAAGCGCCGGCAGTTCTGGGTGACGAAGTTGCAGAACGCGTTGGGTGAGTTCGTGCCGGACGGTGTTGAGGTGAAGCTCAACACGTCGTCATCGCTGATGATGACGGCCAGGGAGCGGCACGAGTTGCACAAGCTGCGTTTGGAATCCAAGACGACGACCGTGAACAGGGTTCTTGCGTTGGAGGACGAGGTGCCGTTCGACGGTGACGAGTTCGATGCGCCTGGCATTCCTGCGGGCTCTGCCGATGAGTCCGAGATCCAACGCCAGTCGCAAATCCTGCAGAAAATGTACCTGGCTGTGGGTGTTGTGCTCACGGCCGACGAGGCGCGCGACATGGCCCGTCAGGCAGGTATCGCACTCCCCGAGATTTACGACCCAGCACTGCTCGGCAAGACGCCGATGCCTGGAGGCCCCTCATGACACACCCTACGGATAACCTCGTCCGCGCCCGCTACGACGACGGTTCGATCGCGCTTCGCGCCGACTCGCCGACCGGTCGCACCCTCCACGGGCACTTCGCCGTGTATGACACTTGGACCGAGATCAACTCGCGGTTCGAGGGCCAGTTCCTCGAGCGCGTCGGCGACAAGGCGTTCGACCGGACGTTCAAGACCAGAGGTAAGAGCATTCGGGTGCTGTACGACCACGGTGCTGACCCGTCGATCGGCAACAAGCCGCTGGGCGCGCCCGATGTACTCCGGTCAGACAAAGGTGTCGGCGCCTATTACGAGTCGGAACTGTTTGACACGTCGTATGTGAACGACCTGATCCCTGCGCTTCGTGCTGGGCAGTTGGGTGCATCGTTCCGGTTCGCTGTTGCTGGTGAGCAGTGGCTGAACCCGAAGCGTGCCACGGACATGAATCCTGAGATGTTGCCGGAACGCACGATCACCGATGTCGACCTGTACGAGTTCGGTCCGGTCACGTTCCCCGCTTACGCGGAGGCGACGGCCGGTGTCCGGTCAGGTTCGGACGGGTTCATCGAACGGCTCCTCTCCGACCCGTTGTTCGTTGCGCGCCTGACGGAGCGTTCCGAACTGATGGTTGTCGAAAAGATCCTTGCATCACTACCGGGCGACGTCCGTGGTGTTGCTAGCGCCCACCCCAAGCTCGCCGACGGCGACGCGGAGCAGGCATCACGGTCTAGCGCATTGCTGGCCGTTCAGCGGGCACGAGCTCTCGTGCTCGCCCTGTAACCCACAGTCCCCCTGAAAGGACTCGCCATGAACGCAGACATCCTGCGCGCCCAGGTCGAAGTTCTCGAGACGGAGCGCGCTGCGCTCCTCGACGAGCTCGACACCCTCACCCCCGACGAGACTCGCACCGCCGAGGCCGTCGAAGTTCGTGCCGCCGAGATCGTGGAGCGCGCCAAAGCCATCAAGGCTGAGGTCGCTTCGAAGGTCGAGCGCGTCACCGAGCTCGACTCGATCCGGTCGGAGCGCATCGCCGCACCGAAGTCCCCGCAGTTCATCAAGCAGCCCGACAAGCTCGATGCCACCGACATCCGCAGCCTCAGCAGCCTGCAGGTTCGTGACGCTGCGATGCGCGTCCTCGATGCTGCGTCGGACCGCATCCTCCCCGCCCGTCAGGCTGAGGGCGTCGCAAAGATGCTCGACACGCGCTCACAGAACTTCAACGGTGCCAGCATCGGCAAGCGTCTGCTCCTCACCGAGTCGGATGCGTACCGGTCGGCGTTCATGAAGATGCTGGCGAACCCGACCGGTCCCGCATGGGATGCGGACGAGGCCCGTGCGGTCAACGAGTTCCGTGGCATGACGATCGGTGTCGATACTGGCGGCGGCTTCGGTATCCCGGTGCTGATCGATCCGACGATCCTGATCACCACGGGCACGGGTGCAACCCCGCTGCTCTCGGTGTCCCGGGTGGAGGTCATCACGAACGATGTGTGGCGTGGCGTTTCTGCTGCCGCTGCCGCATGGTCGTTCGACGCTGAGGTCGCTACCGTCTCTGACGATTCGATCGCTACGGCTCAGCCGACGGTGCAGGCCCACATGGCTCGCGGCTACATCCCGTACAGCATCGAGTTCGGGCAGGACTACCCGAACGCTGCCGGCGAGCTCGGTCGTGTCATGGACTACGGCTACCAGGATTTGATCGCCTCGCGCATGGCGGTCGGTTCCGGTACGAATCAGCCGTGGGGTATCTTCACCGCCCTCGACGCGAACACCAACGCTGAGACTGTCGTGACTACCAACGCTGTGTTCAGCGCCAACGACATCGACAAGGTGTGGGAGGCACTGCCTGAGCGTTGGCGTGCCCGCGCTTCGTGGTTCATGTCGGTCGGCTACGAGAACGCGATCCGTGGCTTCGGCTCCGGTACCGCCACATCGAGGTTCACCGTCGACCAGACCGCTGAGGGAATCAGCTTGCTGAACGGCAAGCCCGTGCTCCTGTCGGACTACGCCCCGGCGGTCGCTACCACGACCACAGCCCGCAACATCCTCGTTGTCGGCGACTTCTCGAACTATGTCGTCGCACAGCGCGCCGGCATGTCGGTCGAGGTGTTGCCGCTGGTCGTGGACGTCACGAACAACCGGCCCACCGGTGAGCGTGCGCTGTTCGCATACGCCCGCATCGGCGCCGACGCGGTCATCGATACCGCTTTCCGAGTGCTGACCAACACCTGAGTTGACCTGACCTTATGGGTCGGATCGTCTCGCCCCACCCACCGCCGGCAGTCGGTGGGTGGGGCAACTGCCCTCACTGCCAAACGATCAAGGAGACTGCCATGTTCAAGTTCTGTTCCGCTTCGGCCCTCATCGGATGGAAGGGCGACGACTACCATTTGCGTGCCGGTTCCGTCTGGCTGGCCGACGACCCGCTCGTACTCGCCTATCCCGGCATGTTCTCTGACGCCCCTGCGGTTGTGGAGACGTCGGGTGGTGCGGTGTATCGGGGGGTCGAGCAGGCGTCTGCCGCTCCTGGCGAAAAGCGCAACCGGTGAGCCGTCGACCGAAGGGCGTCAACCGCCCGACGGTCAAGGATGCGGTTACGCTCGCCTACGTCCACAGTGTCGACGTCGCCCATTCGTGGCACAGGTCGATGACGGACGTGTTGATGTCCGACGTTGGCAACCATCAGCGCATTCTCCGTGGCGGCTACATCGCCGTCAGGTACTCGACGGGTGGGATCATCGCCGCCCGCAACGACGCCGCGCGCATGTTCCTCGAGCAGCGCGATTCGGATTGGCTGTTCTGGGTCGATACCGACATGGGGTTCACCCATGACACCATTGAACGGCTGGTGGCTTCGGCTGATCCGGTCGAGCGGCCAATCATGGGTGCCTTGTGTTTCGGGTCGAAAGAGATCAGCGCCGATGGCATGAATGGCTATTGGACTGCGCCGATCCCGACGATTTACGACTGGGTCAACCGCGAGGATGGGGCGACCGGGTTCATGCCCCGCCACGAGTACGAGCCCGACACGGTAACCCGCTGTTCCGGTACCGGTTCGGCGTGCATCCTGATTCACCGGTCGGTGTTCGAAAGGTTGGGTCCGAACCCGTACGAGCCGCTCCGCAACCCGTCGACCGGCGACATTCTCGGCGAGGACTTGTCGTTCTGTGCTAGGGCCGCGGAGCATGACATCCCGGTGCATGTCGACACGTCGGTCAAGACGTCACACCTGAAGCCGGTGTGGATGGCTGAGCCACAGTTCCAGATG